TATGATTGTTAAGAATGAATATATAAAAGAGTGCTTATTTACTGTATCTTTTAATAGTTGAATATCCAATTCGTCAAAAATCGTCAAAATTTTTAACGAAAAATATTAGCAACTGCATTTGATGCCGCTGCTTTCATCTCACTACTAAAATGCAAGTATGTTTTCATCACCATAGCTGGTGTATCTCCAAGTAATGATGATACTGTTTTCACATCTAAGCCATTCGCTAATAGCTTTGTGGCATAGGTATGCCTAAGGCTATGTGCTGATAGATTATCTCCGAATTGTTTTATGTATGTATTGACTTGACATTTAACCCCATTCTTTTTATATGGGTTTAATACAAGGTCATGTTCAAACTCTAACTCATGTGATTTGTATTCCATGAGTATATTTACCAATATAGGCGGAATTGGCAAAATTCGCACCGAATTCGCCGTTTTAGTTTTTTCAAAGGTAATTACACCCTTGACATATTGAAGCTGCTTATTGACGTGAATTTGACGATTTTCTAGGCTAATGTCATTCCACGTTAACCCATATACTTCACTTAATCGCATACCAGTATATCTAGCAATTTGTAAAAAGTAATAGGCTTGTGGATATTTTTCCCTCATATATTTTGCAAATTTATTTAAATCCGCATCGGAAATAGTATGGATCGCATTTTTGCGTTCCACACGTGGCAATCTAACGCCAGTGCATGGGTTATCTGAAATTATCTTATATGGGTTAATCGCTATGTAGAATATACGACTAACCACTTTGTAGTATGAATTGATGGTAGCAGGTGAAGAAATCATTTTATTTACCACATTTTGTATGTGTAACGGCTTAACATCGGATAACTTCATATTGTGAATTGATTTGTAAGCATCCACGGCATGACGATACATAGTTAATGTATTGTGTGTAACGTGGCCTTTTTTTATTTCAAGGAACATATCCGCAAATTCCTTGAAAGTTAAGTCTTTCAATTCCGTATCTTTGGTGAGTAGTGCGGTTTTGTCTAATTCCTTAACGAGAACGTGGCCGTATTCCTTGGCTTCACGTTTTGTTTTGAAACCCTGTTTAGATTTCTGTTTCCATTTATAGCCGTCTTTATAAGATACAATTATTTGGAAACCCTTATCTTTCTTCCTCACGCTGATATTGTATTGCATAGTATTCTCTCATTTCTAAATTATCTAAAAACTTTGTACTTTGTTTTTTATTGATAAATCTAATTAACAAATATCCCAACCAGAATAAAATACCAGATATAAAAATACCTATAGTATCGCCCTTATTTTCTACTATGATGAAAAATATTCCAGCAAATAGAAATGTAAATAAATAAGTCCCAAATGTAATATTTATCATTTCATCTTGTATTTCCTTACGGTTTACTTTCATGATTATTTCCCCTAAATATAACAACCTGTACGCTCAAATATTTTAAGCAACTCTATCGTATCGTTAAAAGTTAATTCCTTTTCGTTACGGATGCTATCAATCATTTTCGGCGAATTTCTTAAACAGGTATGAGCCACCAATAAAAAGGCGAATTTGTTTGCTTGATATTCCTTTTCTTTTTTATCTCTATCGGTTAATAGGTCAATATCAAATAAGTTGTATCCGCCTTTATGCAATATAACATGACCTAATTCATGCGCCAAAGCAACCTTTTTATGGTTGATGTCTATTTTTGAATTAATAACAATATCCTTTGAAAAAGGTGTTTTTATTAATAGTCCTTTCAAATGCTTTGGTAGTGATCTATAGTGAACACTAATACGTAAATTCTTAGCAATAACATCTGGATCATTAGACCGATTTTCTTTAATAATATCTAACACAATAGGATACATCCGCTTCATAATACACCCCTATATAATTATTTTTTATTCCTTTCGTCTTTACGTGATGAAATAACTCCTTTAACAACGTTTTCAACCATTTTCTTTTCTTGTTCAGTAAGTTCATAATCCCCATAGAACATCACTTTCACATTTTTTAAATTAACAGTTGAGGCATCTATTTTCCTTTGGATTTTAGATGTCTCTTTTGTTTTGTCCAAATTTCCTGTTAAATATCCGATTTCGACACCAAAAAAATCAGCTATTTTCTGCAATAAATCAACACGAGGAATTTTGTTTTGATGTTTCCAACTGCTTAATGTTGATTGTGCAATGCCTGTTTCTTTAGATAGCTTATAAGCACTAACATTATTCTCTCTCATTAATTGCTCAATTCTCTCAAACATTTTCTCACCTTTGAATTGTTAATGAAAAATTTATGAAATTTAAAGAATGTTTACTTGATTACTTCGCTATCGTGTAGTATATTTTGATTGAGGATACTTCACGACAATGAAGTATAGATAATTGCATTACTTTATATACATAAAGTATATCACTAAAAAGGAGGTGAAGTAAAGAATTGTATAGTAATTATCAAAAATATAGGGATATGAAAAATATTTCCAATTATCAAGTGTCTAAAGATACAGGCGTATCACAATCCGCATTAAGTAATTGGAAACATCAAAAATCAATCCCTAGCGTAGGTAATTTATTGAAAATAGCAAATTACCTCGGATGTACTGTAGATGATTTGGTTAGAAAAGAGGGGTAAATGAAAGAAGTTGAAAGTTTGGTCTATACCGTATCAGATGTAGCAAAACTTTTTAAATGTACAGAAACAAGTGTATACAACATGAGAAATCAAGGCATACTTCATCAAATAAAAGGTGTAGCTGGAGTTAGGTTCAGCAAAAAGGAAGTTGAAAGCCTAGTAGGACTAGATGATGAATATACACCAATGGCATATAGGAAGTTGAAAGTAGAGGTTGATAGCTTACAAAAAGAAAACAAAAAGTTAAAGAGTGAAATAAGAAAAATCACTAGCCAAATGCTAGTGATTGTAGGAGAAGAACTATGAGATTTGAGTGGAAAGTAAATCAAATAAAAAATGATTTAGTAGTAGAAAAGGAAAAATTAGTTAAAGCCTTTATAAAAAGACATACATTTAGAGCCGACCACCCATGTTACAAAATTATTGCGAAAAGAAATGTGAAAAGAGCGATACAGAACATAAGAGGTTGTAAAAAAGAAATCGAATATTGGAGCGTACAATGATTAAGTTGTGTAACGGAATGAAAATCATATCAGCAATATTAGTGATTGGTGGTATGGGTAGCTTAGAACTAGACAACATCGATATGTGGACATTCTTTTGTCAAAGTATGTTAGGTGTAACGATGTGGATACTAAGCAGTAAATGGGAAGAAGAAATAAAAAAGGCCCTTTAGTAATTGCAGTTACCAAAGGGCAGATGCGAAAAGTGAGTTTTTAAAGCATCTTAACCTCATCATACACGATGAGCGGTTAAGGTGGCAAGGAGAAAATATGGAATGGAGATTAAATAAAAAACAAATCGCCGAAGTTACTGCAATGTTTACAGAACTATGTGAAAAAATAACAGATAAAGAAATTTCTTTTAATCTTAGTATTAGAAGAAATGATATAGAAAGCGGCGAAGTGATTTTTACTTATGATGTATACGCAATATACAAAGGCAAATTAATCTATATAAATATGGGAAGTTATCGTTCGTTAATGGACTCACTTATAACGAATGTTGACGTAGAAGGAATTATTACATTGTTGAAAGGTGATAAATAAAAATGGCTAGTATTTACGAACTAAACAAGGATTACGCAGAACTATCCGCAATGCTTGAAACAGCAGAAACAGAAGAAGAAATTCAAGCGATTCAAGATACATTGGAAATGCTTGATTGCAGCATTGAAGAAAAAATAAAAAACACGGCAATGTACATGGTGAATGTAGAAAGTGATATTCAAGGTCTAAAGGCAGAAATTGACCGCCTAACAAAAATTAAAAAAGCTAAAGAAAATGCAGTTGAACGCTTGAAAAATAATGTTGAATACGCAATGAAGCAAAAAGGACTCGATGCATTAACTGTAGGTACCTTTAAATGCGGATACCGCAAAAGCGAAAGCGTTGAAATTACAAATCTTGATGTAATTCCGGCGGACTTTACAAAGGTAGAAATTAAAGCCGACAAAACGGCAATTAAAAAAGCACTTAAAGCCGGTGAAGTGGTAGAGGGCGCAGAAATTAAAGTAAACCAAAATTTCTATATTAAGTAGGTGGCATGTATGGAATTTAGAACACTAAAAGCGAATGAAATAGATTGCCGTATTCAATCGCTAAATGAAAAGAACGGAAACGTAGGTGCAGTTGTACTGCTATACAAAGATGCACGTGTTGATATGCGCATGCTTGATGAAGTAGTAGGCGCAATGAATTGGAAACGTGAACACGAGATCATTGGCGATAGATTATATTGTACGGTTTCAATCTATAACGAACTTACCGGAGAATGGGTAGGTAAAAGTGATGTGGGTACCGAAAGCAACACCGAAAAGGAAAAAGGCCAAGCATCTGACAGTTTTAAGCGTGCGTGCTTTAACTGGGGGATTGGTAGGGAATTATATTCCGCGCCATTTACCTATATCAATCTACAAAGCAACGAATGGCAAAAAGGCAAGGACGGACGGCCTAAATCATACGCAAAATTTACGGTTAAAGAAATTGAATATGACGAAAATCGAAATATCAACAAATTAACCATAGTTGATAGTAAAGGAATTGTGCGCTATACAATGGGCGGAAGCGTTGCACCTGTTAAAGAAACAAAACCGAAAGAAGCGCATGTTAAAGGGTACGATGAATTTTTAGCGTTGCAAAAATCTAAGAATGTACCGCCAGTAGAAATCACAAAATACATTGCGGCTGAATTTAAAAAACCACGTATTGGCATGCTAGATGAATTTGAAATGATAGCGGCATTAGATTGGATAAAAAAATACGGTGAAAAAGAAGAGTTCAAAGGGTTTACGTTGTACGATGACGCAGACCAAGAACTTGAACACGAAGATGCTGGAGACCGTATTTAATGAAATGGATTACAAAGGGAATTAATGTCATTAAGTCTATTGGCTATAACATATTAATTCCCGCTCCAAAAGACGAAACGTTAAATAAGTTAGATCCGGAAGTTGAATATATAGTCGAAATCAAACGAAAGGTAAAACGTCGCTCGCTAAATGCCAACGCTTATGCGTGGGTATTGTGCGAAAAGATTGCAAAGGAACTTTCAAAAAACGCATATATTTCAAAAAACGAGGTATACAAGCGAGTTTTGATTGAATGTGGTACATTTACATATTTACCAATTAAAAACGATGCTATCGAGCGTTTTATTGAAATTTGGCAAAGCCACGGGTTAGGCTGGCATGCAGAAGATGCCGGCCCAGCCAAAACGGAAGGATATTCAATCGTTCGTGCATATCATGGAAGCAGCGTTTACACAGTTGACGAAATGCGGCGTTTAATTGATGCACTTGTTGATGAGTGCAACCAGTTAAACATACCGATTGAAAATGATGATTATATCAACTCACTTGTAATGGAATGGGGCGAATATGAACAAAAGGAAAAGACAGGATAACGCACTATACGCCCGTACCAGAAAATGGGCGTATGAACGTGATGAGGGGTTGTGTGTACTATGTGGAGCGCAAGCAACCGAAGTGCATCACATAGTGTTTAGGTCGCAAATGGGGTTATCTAATCTTAGCAATCTTGCTTGTTTGTGTAGAGATTGTCATATAAAAGCGCATGGATCAGATGCGAAACAGATTAGAGAAATCTTAAAAGAAAGGAATTCGAAGATACAATGGCAGAACGAAGAATGATGTCAAAATCTATTATCAAGTCCGATACATTCCTAGATATGCCAGCAACAACACAAAATCTATACTTTCATATGTTGCTAGATGCGGACGATGACGGTTTCATCAATGCGCCGAAGTCAATTATGCGAATGATTGGTGCTAAAGAAGATGATATGAAAGTACTTACTGCAAAGCAATTTGTTATACCGTTTGAAAGTGGTGTTGTAGTTATCAAAGATTGGAAGATACATAACTACATTCAGAACGATAGGTATAAACCAAGTGCATTGCCGGAACGTGATTTAATCAACATTCAAAAAGATAAATCATATACGTTAAAAGCAGATGTATCCAATATGGATACAAAATGTATACAACCTGTATCCATAGGTAAGGATAGGATAGGTAAGGTTAGGTTAGGTAAGGATAGGATAGGTAAGGATAGTATAGATATACTATGTCATGTTTCACATGACGATGTTGATAAATCTCACTTTGAAATTATCGAATATCTTAATCTAAAAACAGGTTCAAAGTTTAAACCTACAACTAAACCATATGTACAGGCAATTAGATCGCGACTAAAAGAAGGTTATACTGTTAATGATTTTAAAACCGTCATTGATAAAAAATGCCGTGAGTGGAAAGGTACAAAACTAGAAAAGTATCTAACACCTAAAACTCTATTCGCGCCAAGCCACTTTGATACATATCTCAATTCAAACGAAATGGCAGCTATGACGGATACAGAAAGAAAGGTTGCGGAACTTAATGCATTGATTGATGCAGTAGAAAGAGGAACAGATGAAACCGGAAATATTGAAAGCTACGGGCCAACTATTGATATATCCGAATATTGACAATACAAAAGTTAAAATGTACGCCTATATGCTAGAAGATATCAGCCCTGTAACTTTGGCGGAAGCAATTAAACAATGTATTAATACATGTGAATTCGTTCCAGCCGTTGCCACTATCCGCAAGAAAGCGGCGGAAATTTCCGGTTATGTAAACGGAAAAGAAGAGCGGTTAATAGCGCAAGATGCATGGGAAGAAGTCAGAAAGGTTGCTAGTAGTTTTGGGTATGAAAAAGGTCTTAATGAACTTGAAGGTATTACAAGGCTTGCTGCTAAAACAATATGGCGTTTTTTTGATCCGCGAAATTGCCAATCATACAATGAGAGCGCCGCAATGAGCCAGTTTTGTAAGGCGTATGAGCAACTGGTAGCACGTGAACAAAAACGTATGGAAATTGCGGAAAGCATCAAAAGTAATGGCCTATTAGTGGAAGCGCGAAAAAGGGCAGAACTCAATATGCCACCTAAAACAGAAATTAAGATGCTAGATAATGGACATCTTGTGGAAGTTGAAAAGTTCGAGCCGGTAGACCTTAAAGGATTGGTAAAAAAAGCGAATATTTCAGATGAAGGAAAAGCGTTAATTCTAGGGGTATTGGAATGAATTGTAAATACAGTGTATTTCCGAAGTTAATAGAATGTAGAAAACGTTTAAATGCGTTATTTAGAAAATAGTGAGGTAAATATATGAATAGTGTTCAATTATTGGGAAATCTTGCACGTGATCCAGAAGTGCGATATACACAATCCGGACGTGCGGTGGCTACTTTTATAGTGGCGGCAAGCAATACTTATGTTGATAGCGCGACAAATGAAACGAAAGAACAAACTGCTTTTGTAAACTGTGTGGCTTGGGGCAAGCTGGGCGAAGCAGTAGGAAACTACAGAAAAGGAAACCGGATATTTGTAGAGGGGCGTATTCAAACACGTTCTTATGAAGATAGCAACGGCCAAAAGAAATACGTTACGGAAGTAATCGCCGGTTTTGTTGGTGTATCCGCATTGAATGATACGGCAACGGAAAGTAACTTTGAAAATTTTGCAGATGATAAAAGCAACGATGAAAATGTTCCGTTCTAAGAGGTAGTAAAAATGCTAGTAAAAAACGAGAATGAGTGGTGCTGGTGTTTT